CAGCTTGGCATACTGTGGGTTGACGACGGCCTAGTAACTACTGACTCTTACGCCTACGGACATGCCCGCTCTTTCCGTGATCCTGGCCGTTCAAGCAGGGCAGGGCTGACCGGCGTCCGTTATGCCACGCGAGGTTTGCCTTACCGCGTAGAGCGGATTGCTTTCCCTATTTTGACTGAAAGCGAAGCCTCAAGTATCATTACAGCTTCAAGCGAAGTAGGAACGACAGGCCAAATCTTTTTTGCTCGTGAAGAAGGGTACCTTGGTGAAGGGCTATTCGGTCAATTTTCGGACGTGCCTGTGGTGAATCGAGAATTGGAAGATTTGTGGACAACCGATTTTCAGATTGAGGAAGATAACTAATGGGCGTCCCTGTTAATGTTGGTGATCGCGTTCTCGTCGCAACAAATACTGCGGGCACGGGAGCCTATGATTTAGGGGCAGCAGTCTCGGGGTATCTGACGCCTGCCTTAGCTGGTGTGGTTTCCGGCTCTCGCGTTTCTTACGTGGTTGTAGATAGCCTCACCAACCCCTCGCTTTTTGAAATAGGCGAAGGCACTTATACCTCTGCTGCCACGCCAACCGTAAGTCGAACGCTCATTGTCCGCAATAACACCGGCGGCACTTCGGCTGTCAGTTGGTCTTCTGGCACCAAATACTTGTTCTTAGCCCCGTCAGCTTCTCGCTTTGTCATGTATGATAGCGATGGTGTGATGTATGTCTCCACCTATGTTGCTTTTGCGGATGGTGGTTCTCAAAGCACAACGGTCGTGTCCCCGGTCACGGATCGGGATACCGGCCTATTCTTTCCAGGGGCGAACCGTGTGGCGCTAGCCACAAACGGCTCTAGCCGACTTGAATTTAACGAAACGGGTGCCGCCCTATTTAACAATAGCCACGGCACGAGCGGGCAAGTTCTTCGCACAAACGGGTCTACTTCTGCGCCTACTTGGGCCTCGCTTACAGCCGCAAACGTGGGTGCGGTTGATAAAACGGGCGACACTATGACAGGCCCGCTGTATGTCTCTGGCACTGCTGGGGTTTATGGCGGCGCGGGCACAGAGAGGGTCATCTCTTGGGCAACTGGTGCAACCACGCGCTTCCAAGCTGTTCTTACCAACGCTACCGAATCAAGCTCCAACTTGGGCAGCAACTTCGCCTTGCGAGCATTCAGTGACGCGGGTGCATCACTAGGCGATGTGTTTGAAGTCACGCGTTCTAACCGCAAGGTAGATTTCAAACAAAACCCGTCTATCAACGGTAGTGAGGTTATAAAGGCCTCTGACTTTGTGACCAACGCAAGCACTACGGGGAGCATGACCTTCCCGAATGGTATCATCCTGAAATGGGGAGGAGGGTCTACATCAGGCGGCACGGCGACCATCACATACGCGACTGCTTTTCCTACTGCTACCTTACGTGTCCATCTTACACTTTCAGGGACCGGGCCAGCAACTGCCAACTCAATAATAGTGGATACTAACCCTTCTAGGACAGCGTTTAACGCTTATAGCCCTGCCGGAGTTGCTTACGGTTTTAACTGGTTGGCTATAGGCATCTGATGCTCAGTCTCGTACCCTCTTTTTTAACCCTACCAGTATTGCTAGTCAGTCTTGTATCCGGCGGATATATCTGGCTCAAGTTTCTCCACGAACCGGCTATCCGGCGTGAGTATGCCACAGAACTTTCTATCCTAGTTGCTCAAGAGCGGGCACGCTTGCAGGAAGAATCTCAGGTCACTTTGGAAGCATACCATAAGACTCAGCAAGAGCGTCAACAGGCTGTGACCGTTATTCGAGAAGGGGTTGCCCGTGCGCCACAATCCATCTCCTGCGTTTCTTCTCCTGCTATGCGGGCTGCTCTTGACGGCCTGCGCGGGGCCTCCGCAAGCCCTCCTGCGTCAGCCGATACCGCAAAGCCTCCTAGTGTGCCCTGACGTGCCTAAACCCGCTGAGCGCATGTCTGACACCGAACTCGCATACTGGATTTTAGAACTAAACTCTGTTGCTGCCGAATGTCGTGATAAACTCACCCGTGTGAAGGAGCTTCTTGCTCATGAGTAACGAGATCGCCAAGCCTGGGGAATGGAAACGCAGGCGCCGGATTATCCACGCCACTCTTTCGTATTGCGCTCTTGCCGTTCCGGCGTTGACCGTTTGGAGCCCTGATAGTAATTTGACGCACCAGACGGTCCTTGCCTTGATTGGTTTGTCAGGTGCAGTCATCGGTAGTTATGTGTTCGGCGCCGTGTTCGATGACGCCAACGCCCGTAAAAACCAATAAATCCCCGTTGTATTGATCGGCCTTGCGCTTTTAGGTTATACCTGTTCCCCTTGCTTGTCGCCAAACGAGGAGCGCAGCGCCATGCCTATTGATGATCTAGGAGTAAGGGATTTGGCGACGCATGGCGCAGTTGCAGGGGCCATGGGTATCCTAGGTCGCCTTTTAGCTCTTGCTACCTCAGCCCGCAGACCGAGTGGTTGGAACCTACTTTGGGAAGTCCCTCTCGCCATTGCCATGGGCGTTATTGGTAAAGGCATCGCTGACTATTTTGCTTTAACCGGATTTCCAAATTTCGCAGTCATCATTGCCGTGTCATACTCCGGTCCTCGGATTATTGATATCATGCTGTCACGCTATAATGAGGGTAAGTCTCTTAAAATCACATGACATCTTTTGACAAGGCCTTTGAGATTCTGATTGGCCATGAAGGTGGCTACGTAAATGACGCAAACGACCGAGGCGGTGAGACCCGGTATGGCATCAGCAAACGGGCATACCCGCATATCGACATCGTTAATCTGACGCTTGCTCAGGCCAAGGGAATCTACCGAACTGATTATTGGGACAAGGTAAAATGTTCTTCGCTGCCGCCAGACTTGGCCCTTCTTGTCTTTGACGCAGCGGTGAATAACGGGGTGGGTGCCGCTTCTCGGTGGCTTCAAGGGGCCGCAAATGTAGCAGTTGACGGGGCTATCGGGCCTAAAACTATCGCCGCGTCGTTTTCTAGTGGCGTGGCAGAACGCTTCCATGCTATGCGCGTTGACGCAATGACCAAAATGCCTACGTGGCCCAATCACGGTCGCGGATGGGCGAAGCGATTAGCGTCGTTGCCTTTTAATGCGGCAGAGATGTTGAAGTAAAACAGGGGTTTTGAGTGCAAGTCACGTCAGCCGAAGACTTCGCCCGCATTTGGGTTGAAAATGGTTTTTCCCCTACCCAAACGGCTAAAGCTCTTGGCATTCATATCCGCAACGTCCATGCAAGGCGCAGCAAGCTGGAAGCTCTTGGATACGTGCTTCCCACTATTACCGACGATCTGACTGAACGAGACACCGCATACCCTTTGCGGGAAAACCACTTTATTGAAGATGGCACCGCAGTCATTGTGAGCGACCGCCACAAGTGGCCTGGGGATGGCGTAACCGCCGCAGAAGCAGCCCTCTATACCCTCTTGCCCACCTTACGGCCTGACTTCTTTGTGATGAATGGCGACCTCTTTGACGGCGCCAGTCTTTCTCGTCATCCGCCTTTGGGTTGGGAGCGCAAGCCCGATGTGAAGTCGGAACTTGAGGCTTGCCAAGAAGTTCTTGCCAATATCGAAGGGCTTTTGCTGCCGGGGACGCCAAAGTTCTATACGGTCGGCAACCACTGTCGACGATTTGATTATAAGTTGGCGCTGACGGCTTCAGACTATAAAGGTATTAGCGGCTTTCGCCTCCACGATCATTTCGCAAACTGGAAAATGTCGTGGTCCTTGCATGTCAATGCACACATTCTTGGCGGGCATACAGTTATCAAGCATAAGCACCGCCAAGGGGTAGGTGCTGCCCGCAATAACGCCGCAGTGGCGGGCGTGACCATGGTGACAGGGCATACCCATGCCCTGACGGTGACGCCTATTGAGGACTATAGGGGGCGGCGGTGGGGTGTGGAGTGCGGTTTCCTAAGCCACAAACGCCACGCCGCTTTTGAGTATGCCGAAGACGGGCCTTCCTACTCGCGGCCAGGGTTTGCCGTATTGACATGGCGCGGTGGTGTGCTATTACCCCCTGAGTTGGTTGAGGTAGATGACGCTGGCGTTGCTTGGTTCAGAGGCGATGCGGTGGCCGCAAATAAACCACGAGTGAGGGTAAGAGCAAACTATGGAAAAGTTTAAGCCGATTCCGGTTATCGGTCTTTATAGCCCCTACATGCAAGCGGGCAAAAGCACGCTTGCAGAGGCGCTGATCTATGAGCGGGGCTTCACACGGATCAAGATGGCTGATGGCCTAAAGGCCATGTTGAGGGCTCTTTTGGCTTATCAGGGCCTTAACGACGAAGGGATCACTCGGCGCATTGAGGGTTCTTCCAAGGGTGAAGCCTCGCCTTGGCTCTCAGGCCACACGCCGCGCTACGCTATGCAGACGCTAGGGACGCAGTGGGCGCGTGATTGCATGGGTGAAGATTTTTGGGTTGAAGTGGCTTCTTCAAAAATCCATACGTCTATTGCCTCCGGTATTACAGTCGTCATTGACGATATCCGATTTGAGAACGAATACGACATGGTGCAAGGGTTCTCGATGGGTCTTATGGTTAAGATCACTCGGCCAGACGCAGACCCTCAGGCCAACATGCCTTGGTGGAGGAAGGCCATTACTAAAAAGCCGCGAAGCGAAGGCAACTTGAATAAAATGCAATTTGACCTGTCATTCGTGAATGATTTTTCTGACGCCAAAGCGTTCACCAAGAACGCGATGGATAAGATTGACCAATATCTTTGGGACTGCGGCTACAAGCCGCGCTGAGAGGATAGTATATGCCCCGCAAGAAGCAGGAAGTCGCTAGGTCGCAGTTGATGGCGCAGGCAGAGCGCCTTGCTGAAATTGGCGTTGCCAAGGCTGCCATTGTCTTTTTTGACAATGATGGCGACATGGGAATGTGCTTTGCGGGTGGCATCAGCAATATGGAGCTTGTGTTCGCTTTTGAACAGGCCAAGATGGCAGTGTTAAATGGCGAGCATGAAGACGACGAGGACGATGACGAAGAAGGGTAAGCGTAGCTTAATCAGGTAGAGCGGCCTGCTCATAACAGGCTGGGTGCGGGTTCGAGTCCTGCCGCTTACACCAAAACTAAAGGCACAAGAATGCACGAGGGTATTTTCAATACGCTGCGCGTGCTGGCGGAGGACGTGGCCCCGATTAAAAGCTCACGTATGACCGCAGCCATCGTGCGTGGCAAAGACATCATATCGCTCGGCGCCAACCAAATGCGGACGCATCCGTTCCAAGCCAAATTTGGCAAAAACCCTGAATCTCTTTTTTGGCACGCAGAGACAAACGCCATCTACAATGCCTTGCGCGTAATGGACGTAGAAGGTTTGAAGAAGGCAGACCTCTACGTTTGTAGGGTCAAATATTTCAGCACCAAACGAGAGCAATTTATTTTTGGCAGCGCCAAGCCTTGCGCGGGTTGCGCTAAGTGCATTGCTGACTTCGGGATAAAGCGGGTGTTCTATACCACCGAAACGGGATACGAGTGCCTTTAAGGAGGCGTGGCGGAACTGGCATACGCGGCAGACTCAAAATCTGCTGACCTTAACGGTATTGTGGGTTCGAGTCCCACCGCCTCTACCAACAAAAAAAAGCCGGGCATTTCTGCCCGGCTTTCTTGTTTTAGGCCGCTTGGCTTTAGCCAGCGACGCGGACGGCGAGGGCAGGGCGAACTGCCTTGGCGCCGTATAGCACGTCCACAGCGAAGCGCTCTTGCTTGTTGTGGCGGGTCACTTCCATACGCATGGTCAGGCCAGACACCGGATCGGTCATCTGCGAGATGATCGAGCCAAGCTCGGGGCCACCACCCACGCCAGCCAGCGGACGGTTCACGAAGGCGAAGGCTTCGCGCTGGAAGGCAAGGTTGACCACATGCGAGGCGCGCTTGGACACGTCAGAGCCGCTAGACGCAATCGCCACCAGCGGAGGGCTGATAGTAATAGCGGCCTTGGTGCTGGTGTAGGTCGCGTTGGCCGAAGTCACCACGTAGGTCTGGGTGTTGCCTGCAATGCTGAACACGTCGCCACGGCGCAGGGTGCCTGCCACGGAGGCGAGGATATCCAGCGAGGTAGCACCAATAGCCGTGGTGGAAGCCACGGTGATGCTTGCGGCGGTGCCAGCAACGTGGGTCACAACGTTGGTGGACTGGAAGAAGTCGAAGCCGAACTTACGGCCAAGCATACCCTCGATCTTCACTTCCTGGTCGCCGGTCTTTTCCAGATCGGACATAGCAGGAATCTGAAGAAGCTGAGCCTCGGCATCCGGGTTCAGGACCATGCGGCGGTTGCCCATGGGGGAAAGCTGACGGTTTAGGGCCGCACGAGCGTTCACCACGTCAGCAATGGTGCTGAACGGGGTCTGACCGGCAACGCCCACGTATCCATACACGTCCACATACTGGCTGTGGATGTAGCCGTCCATGGAGTTGGCAAGAGCGCGAACAGTCTCGGAGACGTTCATCGGGAGGAAGGATTCGCTCTCCATGATCTCCATGCGCTGCTTGTCAGTGATGAAGAAGGGAACTTCCTTCCACTGGTCAAGAGCGATCTGCACGAGGCCGGGGGTGCTGTCCTGAGCCGAAGCCGGGGTCATGGACGGAGCAACGTCCGTGGCCGTAAAGGTGTTGCTGATCGGAATGTCGATGGTGGAACCACGCATCGCACCTTCAGACGAGTAATCAAGGTTGACTAGGCGCGGCATGATCGCCTGCTCTCGTAGAGCAAGAAGACCACGAGCGAGAAGCCGGGGAATGAGGTTTGACAAACTATTGGGCATAGTAATCTCCTGTGCTTATAGGGTTTACCGGCACTCCCGCCGTTGAAACCCGAAGGATTCCGCGAACCGCGCACAACCCACAAGGGAGGCGGGAATTAATTTCGACCCCACAAGGGCAAGAAATGTAAACGCTCTTTTCTTATGGTAAAGTAAACCACAAAGTCAATACCTACGGGGTTTTAGGCCCCGTAGGTATCTGTTTTTGCTTACGCGACCACTGCCTTGCCAGACGCAATCGCTTCAAGATTGCCGCTGATTGCCTTGGCGTCAGTGGCGTTAATCCTAACCGGAGCGCGGTCGCCGCCTCGGCCATTGCCGCCGCCCGCGCCACCACCAGAAGGGATGCCAAAGAAGAAGGGGTTGGTATCGCGAAGTGACTCTACCCACGTATCGAGCGTATGTGGGTTGCCGCTGCGATCAATCACATCGACACCTTCCCGCAAAGTAGGCTTGCCGCTTTCGTCGTCAAGCACGAACATCTGCTCGGCCTTGATACGGATATACTCGGCAGCCTCGGGCAGCGCCTTAGCCTTACTGACGGCGGAGGTTACTTCATAGTTCAGCCGCTCAGACCGCCAACGGTTCTGCGCTGCTTCTGCGCGTGCGGCGGCTTCCTGTGCTGCCCGTTCTGCGGCTTCCTTGGCGGCGCGTTCAGCCCCAACCACAGACTTAGTGCGGCGGGTAAGCACGTCCTCAAACGCCGCCTTGCCCCCTTCCACGATCATGCGAAGGTCCGCATCGGCCTGCATACGCTCCATGAGGTCGCGGGCCTTATTGATATCGTCTTGGCTGCCCATATTCTGAATCTGAACTTCATAGGTCTTGCGCTTTTCGCGCTCTGCCTTGACCTCGTTTAGAAGTTCATCATTCTTTGACTTGAGGCCTTGGGTGGCCTTTGCCACTTCAGCGGCAACTAGGGCCGCAATGTCGGGCGCACCGCCTCCGCCCTCTGCATTGTAATTCATTTGGTTCTGAAGGGACCGGATAAACATTTTACAAACTCTCCACAGGAGATCGCAATTAACCGATGCGATATACGGGCACGGCTCAGCCGCACGGTTGACTATTAGTGCCTAGATCATTGTATATGGTAAATGCAACACCCTTATGAGGGAAAAGCCATGGCTCCGCCGAAGAAGTATGAGAAAATTGATTTTACTCCGCCGCAAGGCGTGCAGAGCGCCGCCGAACGCGGGCTCGAACAGCGCCGTAAGTATGGGCGTGGCGGCCTTACTACCGCAGAAGCGGGCAAGCAAGGCATTGGCTCTGGCGTTGCCCGTGCTGCTACTTTGGCCGCAGGTAAAGACATCTCTCCTGAAACAGCCAAGCGCATGAAAGCATTTTTCGACCGGCATGGCGACGCGCCGCAGGCTAAGCCTTCCGATGGTGGGCCGAGTGCGCGGGCAATCGCTATCAATCTCTGGGGCGGACGTGCTGGCGAAGCATGGTCTGGTAAGTTGGTGCGGCAAATGAAAGCCGCTGATGAGAAGGCGAAGAAGTGATGGACAAGCCGCTTTGGGAAAAGAAGAATCCCCGTAAACGCTCAACGGCGCTTAGCCCGCAAGATAAAGTTGCTGCCAAGCGCCGTGCTGAAAAGGCGGGTCGCCCCTATCCGAATGCGGTCGATAACATCGCTCAAGCCCAAAAGGCTAAGAAGCGCGGTTAACTCCCGCTTGGAATAACACGTTCCAAGAAAGCGTCTGACTTTGCGGCTAAGGAGGCAGCGAGGCTGTCGCCAATAAAATCAAACTTGCCTGGACTGGCCTTGGCCTTACGAGCAAGCGACATGGCGCTGGGCAGCAAGTCCGCCTTGGAGAACCACCGCTTGCCGTCTACGCGGCCTTGGTCATCGAGCGTAGGCCCTGAGGCGTTGCCAGCAGGCTCAGTGACCGTAGGCGCGTAGTAGTCTTCATCGTCGCGCCAGCCAAAAGGCGCTCCTGCAATGCAAATGCGCTTAGCGCCCATCCAACTAGCAACAGCGACAGCGCGGTTTACAACGGTAAACCCGCCACTAGCTACGCTTTCGTAGCTACAATTTTCTGGAAAGTATTTTTCATAGATTTCCATTTCGCATAGATTTTCAAATGCAGCACCGCAAGCAGAATGGAAAAGCACCACATTTGCGCCGCCCTTTAAGAGATAATCAAACATTCTTGGATGACAAGAGGTAGCCACAAGGTATGTGACGCGCGGATCAAGAGGCGTCTTCTTAATCTGCTTTTCTCCAGGGTCCATCGCCACAGAGAAATCAGGGATGATGCCATATTCCGGTAGAATACGAATCGCCTGCTTTACTGCAAAAACCTTATAGCCAAGACTTTGCAGCCGCTTGATTTCGCGCAGTGAGGACGCCTTGACCAAAGACGGCGCTGTGCCACAGACAACAACGCCTTTCAGATCGGCCAGCGCGTCCTTTTGCACGAAAGGCAAATTGAGGCTTGCTGCGTATTCAATATTCATAGGAAGAAAGCCAACTTCAGGGTTGACCAGTTTCATGAAGTTGGGCTGTGCCATGTCTACCTAAAATTAAAATCGAGTTGCACCGCCCTATGCGGGTGCTTCTTGCGCCATATCTGCCCGCATCTGTGGCGCCATGTCAATCATCTTCTTGACTTGGGCCGGGCCATAAGTGGACGGGAGCATCTCGCCTTCAAATAGGACGCGGTAATAGGTTTCGTCATCAATATTACCGGCTGCATGTGCCCTGTCCAACTGCAACCAAGTGCGGTATTCGAGTGCTGCATCAACGAAATCACGGTTCAACTTGACTTCTACGCCCTGCGGATTGCGACCGTTCCACCGGACCCAGATTTTCAAAAGTTCTGTCAGGCCCTTCTCAGCACTGTCTACAATCTCGTAAAGCAAGGAAGTCTCTCCCTTGCCGCGCATCTCTGCAACCTGATTGGATTCGCCCGCCGTGTTCTTGCGGTCGGCCACGAGGCGCGCACCAAGGCTTGCCATCTGCGCCTCAAGTTGTGAGCAAGCAGATTCAAGATACTTAAGCCCTTCGCCACGATATTCCAAAATACCGCACGAATTGGGCTGATCCACAAGCCAGACAGTGTTGGGGCCAACGCGGTATTCAGGCAATTCATCGCCAAGGTTAGGTGCAATCGCCCAATAGGTCGGTGTAGCCGTATAGAACTGGCCGTGAGCCAACTGCGCGCTGCGTTGGAAGTGCAGGACGTTCAACTCAGCAATATCCAGAATAGGCGGGCGCTGCACCTTCATGCCTGTCTTCATAGGCCCAAAGCAAATAAAGGGCATCTCGCCTCGGAAGAAGCCGCTGTCTGCCAACATAGGGGACACTACGCTTCCAGGCTGGTAGGAAGTGCTGTTGTCCTTGCTCTTGACCGGAAGCCAGAGGCGCTGGCGATAGATACCCGTCTCGTCAAGATAGAGTTCGCGGTAGACGGTCACTTCCTCAGAACCAAAACCTGTTTGGCTATCTACAAGGAAATCTTCTTTCAGCACAATTTGGTTGGCAACGAGGCGCCCGTTGTCGTCGCGCATGTTGCGCCAGTTGGTGATGTTCTCTGCCATATAGGTTGTGAAGTAGGGTGCGCCGCCATTAGTTGGCGCATCTACCAACGCACCTACGCGCCCCATGCTTAGAATTTCACGGACAATAGCACGGGCAAAAACAGTAAACGGCTGATTATCAACGGTGCATGTTTCAAGCTGAGGCCGCAGCATTTCAGCGCCGTTCAGGATAATCTCTGGCTCCTTACGGAAGATCATGCCGACAAGCCCGTTGAGCGTGCGGGCAGAAGCGTTGAAGAACTGAGCGCGCTTCTTATACGCTTCATACTCCCCGTAACTCATACCAGATAGCTGAGGCAGATACTTCTGGCCGCCTTCTCGGATGGCCTTGGCGCCCTTCAGCACATCCCGGATCATTTGCCAGTCATCTTGGTTGGCGCTGTATTCCGGTGCAAGGTCGGTGACGGCCATGGTGCAAATCCTGAAAAGCAATATAAGGTTGCAGGGGTAACGCTTTGGCAGGCAAGAAGTCAATGCAGCCTTGACTTTAACATGCGAGCGAGTGGATAAACAACGTTAGTAACGTTTTTTAGGAAGAATCTAATCATGTCAAGCGACAAGGCCGAGAAAGTGACGCCTATTCGCCCCGATATGAAGGTGCAGCGCAAGCAAAAAGCGCGCAAGTGGAAGTCTGGCGCGAATTGGGACGTTATTGAGCATTACTATAGGATTGGCTGGGCTTTAAGCGATTTGGCCCGGCTGCCTGAAGCCAAAGGCGTCACGTCACAAGCCATCTCTAATCGTATTCGGCGTTACAATTGGACGCGAAATTTAGAGCCTCGCGTAGCTGACGCTGCTCGTGCCATGATGGTCATGGGGATGGACGAAACCGGCAGACCGTCGCCAGAGGCACTATCCCTTCTGCGTGGCAACAAAGCCCGTGAAGACGAAGTAATCTTGTCCTCAGCCGCGCAGATCGCAGAGCGTTTGACCACGACGCGCAAACGGTCAAAGCGCCTTGACAGCATTATCGACCGCATTTCCAATCTGCTTGAGACTGAAATTGAGCATTTGGAGAGTGAAGCACAAACCCGCGAAAATCCCGCCAGTGTGCGTGTGGAACTCAACCGCCTCACCAAGTCAATTGGCCAGCTTGTCACCGCTGTCTCCAAGGCCAACGAGGAGGAACGCAACGTCCATGACTTGCGCCGTCTCATGAAGCCGAAGGAAGAAATCATGCCAATGATCGTGAAGAAGCGTGCCGTGCTTGATTCTGAGGATGTATCTGAAGGCGACGAATGAACGCGATTAATAAACTGACGTGGGAGCCCAATCCCGTTTTAGCGGATCGGGCGACAAGCAACCTTGGCCTCATGCCCTGGCAGGCGCATGTTTACCTCCATCCATGCCGTTATCGCGTAGTGGTGGCAGGACGGCGAAGTGGCAAGTCGTTCCTTAGCAAGCACGAACTATATCGTGCCGCCAATGCTGTCACCAAAGGCCTCGTGGTCTATATTGCGCCGACTTTGAAGATGGCCAAGCAGATCATGTGGCGCGAGTTGATGGACAGCATTCCGCCTGAGATGATCTCTGAAATCAATCGCAGCGATATGTCGATTGTCTTGAAGAATACAGGCACCATGATCCGTCTCTTTGGTGCTGAAGTGCCAGACCGCCTGCGAGGTCTGTCTATTTCTTTCGCTATTTTTGATGAAGCTGCCGACATTACTGAAGTGATGTGGACTAAGATCGTCCGCCCTGCTTTGGCTGACCAACAGGGCGACGCTTTGTTCCTTGGCACCCCTAAAGTCAGCGCCGGTAGCAAGTGGTTCTATGAAGCCTACTGCGACGGCTTAGACCCCGGCAAGAAAAATTGGTTTAGTTATACCATTAAGACCGTGGATGCCGGGATTGTGCCTGCTTCGGAAATCGAAGAAGCACGGCAAAGCATGAATCCCTACGAGTTCAGGACAGAGTTTGAGGCGTCGTTCGAGTCGCCTACCGGCAAGGTCTACCAGCCTTTCCAACGCAGCACGCATGTCATTTCCCATATTGATGATGACAAACGGTGCAACCTTCATCTTGGTTTGGACTTCAACCGCTTCCCGATGTCTGGCATCGTTATGGTTAAGTTCCTGAATGCAGAAGGCGAGGAGTGCTTTTGCGCTATTGACGAAATATTATTGCCGAACGCTACCATCCAACGCTATGCGGACTTACTCTCGGAGCGGTTCAAAGGCAGGAATATTACAATCTATCCTGACGCCTCGGGTAATCAGCAGCATACCTCTGCGGGCGGTAATACAAACCATAGCGTGCTGCGGGGCTTGGGCTTCAAACTTGTTATGCCGCGCAAAAACCCACTCGTCAGTGATCGTATCAATATCGTGAACGGCGCCTTTCTATCAGCCGCCGGTAAGCCACGGTTGTTTGTGCATCCGCGCTGCAAGGAACTAATTACGTCTTTGGAGAGCCTTGGCTTTGATGATAACGGCAACGTCGCCAAGGTCGCACAAGGCAAATACACTCACTTGCCTGACGCCCTTGGCTACGCGGTTATGAACTTGTTGCCAATCGTTCGGCGCCGGGTAGGTTCTGGCGTCGTCAAGATGGCGGGGGGTTATTAATCAAGGGCGCGGATGGCGGCGGTGATGGGTTTCATCAACCGTTCTGGCGTGATTTCTCCATTCCATTTCCCGTAGGCGTCTAAGGCGCTGGCAGCAGCGATAATAGCCCGCTCCCGCTCCTGTGCCGCGATGATGGGCGCGACGGCGGCGATTATCTGTTCCGCCCGCCGCATGTTGCGTTGGCTGGGACCCCCCATATAGACGCTGGGATGGTCCAGCATTGCCGCGATTGTCCGCAGCATTTCCTGCGTCACCCCGCTCATCGCCCGGCCTCCCCATTGATACGGGCAAGGATGGCAACGGCTTCGTCTCGGATTGCGTCAAACGCAATCGCCTTAGCCTTGTCGCTAGTGCAGTCGCCTCTGCACGGGACGCAACCGCAATTCAACGCGCTATCAAACCGCATTAGCAGTTCCGCCATCGCCGGGGCTTCTGCAATCAAGCGGGCATCTGCCTCAGAAACGTCGAGGCTGTCGATGTTGATAGGGCCGATACTGCGCGGCACACGCCATAATGGATCGCCTACTTTTAGTTTGGTTCTGCCTTCACTGCGTTCATAAGCCACATCAGAAGCGTCAGCTGTGAAACTAAACCAGTCAATTTTCCAAGGCCCAGGCGTCCAAGCGGTTTTGCTCATCGCCCTGCCTCCCGGTAGAGGGCGAGGGCGGCGTGTGCGCGGCGGACAGGGCAATCGTCGTCGCCACAATCGTGCGTGGCGTGCTGGGTGTCCGCCAGTAAGTCATCCAACGCTACTACCAACGCGGCGACGGTGGCGGGCGGGGTGTATGGCCCGATGTAGCGCATGCCTTCGCCTGCCGCGTGTTCGGGCTTGCCGTGGAAACCCCACATGCCGCCCGCGTGCCATTTCTCAATTTCCTGCACGTCGTCAAAGGCGACAATGTGAAACCCATCCTTCCCACGCAATTCCGGCGGCGGCTCGCATCTCTTTTTGTCAGTCATGTCTATTCCCTTTTCCATCTACGTTGGCCCTTACGCTACCACTAGAAATCCGGCAGATCAAGCAAAAGAACAAAGTCCCGCAACTCTCGCCCGCTCATACCGAACTTCTCCGCCAAGACCTTTTCGCCTCTCGCTTCTTCAACCATATCAATCCATTGAGTCTTGATATTTGACCGCCGGATAAGGGCTGCGAGCAAGTCTAGGTCCATGCGTGAAAGCATCTTAGCTTGTTGCTGGTAGTCCTCCCATGCCTCTACGGCGTAGGGGAACAAGGGCCGGATGATATCAAGAATGGCGTCCGCGTAGTCCCTGATCTCCTTTTGCGCGTGGCTATCCGTCCTCAGCGTCAGGAAGTGCAGCAGGTTATGAAGGTCGATCTTCCAGTAAAGCGAGGAATAAGCAGTCAAGGGCAAGGTGATGCGGGCAAGTTCCCGCGCCAAGTCTTCACCAAGTAGTGCCTTATAAGACGCAAACGAATATTCGTTATTTGCCTCAATGACGTTGCGGATAGCTTTTTGCTTGTGCAACGGAAACTCGCCTTCCCGCCCTTGCTTGTTGTCTAGCGACTGCGGTGCTAGGTCGCCCAAAGCAGGGGAGAAAAACATTTCGCGGATTTCGCTGTAGCGGCCAGATTCTTCATTCACGCTTGCAGTGCGGTGCCTGATCCATTGGCGCAGCACGAAGATCGGAGCGCGGATGTGCAACTTGACTTCGCACATTTCTAGGGGGCTGGTATGCTTATGGCGCATAAGGTAGCGGATAAGCGCCCGGTCAGTCCTCGTCGCCTTGGTGCCGGTTTGGTATGATACCCGTGCCGCCTCCACAATGGCAGCGTCGCTGCCCATGTGGTCCACGAGGCCAACGAAACCGTGGTCGTGTATTTTGATATAGTGGTCAGGTAGCATATCGGATCACATGCCTCGTGCAGAGAGTGAAGCCCTCAAAGGGCGGCTTGTTTTTAGGCGAAAAAGGCTTCCAGACGGGAAGCCCGTAAGTCTTGGCCTTCTTCGCCATATCATTCGTGCCTCTGGCGCCTGGAAAAACGACGCAGGCATCCGGGCTACCCTCCGTCAGCATCCTCGTGTTCCGGTCATGCCCCGCCATAAGTCCGTGGCGTTTCCAGTCAGGTAGGAAGATGACTTGGTGGACGCTATGAAGGCAAGCCCATTGGCCCGCATGGCTATCTGCGCCTCTGGCGCCCCCATGAATGAGGACGCCAATGGCGCAGTGCCGGTGCAACTGGCTTAGCACGTCATAAACTAGGGCCGCTTCATCGAAATTTCGCCCGCCGGTTACGAGTAGGCGCATTTGGTTGGTGAAGCCTTGAGGCGACATTTCGATTGGTGCCTATCTCAGTCTTCTGCGTCCATGTCCCGCAGGCGCTTCAGAAGATCGTCCTTCGATGCGCTGCTGATCTCCCGCATATCCGCCTGAGCGATAGCATCCTCCAACAACCGGCGGCGGGCTGCCTTAGAAGCGCGCTTTTCAGCCTCGCGAGCGCAGTCGATCTTAGCTGCGATGACCGCCTTGACGACTTCAAGTTTGGTTTCAAGCAGCGTGCGCTTTGAGGTCTTCGAAGGCCCGACGAAAGATTCTTCAGACGCGGCGCGAATTTCCGCGTTGATTGTCTTCGCAACAGTGTCTAGGTCAGGCCCATTCTTGCCAGAAGTCAGCGGCAAATCCCAAAGTTGCTCAGTGGTCAGTTCTCCCACCTTAGAGGGGAAGCGGAACTTCCCCTTGGTGGCCTGAAAAAACAGATCGTTTGTGTCTCGCATTTTCGTTATCCTTTCCTTCTCTATGAAGAAAGGCATACTCGTTGACCTGAAGTTGCTAAGCACGGACTTGCGCGGT